GACTGAGCTTGACCTCACCGAAGAGGCAGGAAAGAGAGGGGTATCCGATCATGGAATACAGGCGATAAGGGAGGCCATCTTTGGGAATATCGTAGGCTGATGCTGGATAAATCCCAGGTAAAAATATGATGGAGAGTGAAATCTTTCTTCCCTATCAAAAGCGGTGGATGCTGGATAAATCCCAGGTAAAAATATGGGAGAAATCGCGCCGAATAGGCGCAAGTTTTTGCGAGGCCGCGGCCTCTGTTCTGTTAGCTTCAGCCAGAAATGGCGCGGACGTTTACTACATCTCCTACAACCAGGAAATGACCAGCGGGTTTATCTCTGATTGCGCGAAGTGGGCCAATGCTTTTCATATTTCCATAGATAAGCACATCGGTGACAAAGTTTTGACGCGGGACGACGGAAAGGATATCCATGTCTATGATATTCCCTTCTATAGCGGCCATAAAATCGTGGCCTTCTCTAGCAATCCGCGCAACATCCGATCAAAAGGCCGGCCAGGGGATTGGGTAATAATAGATGAAGCGGCGCATGTAGATGATATCGAAGATATGCTCAAAGCAGCGCTCGCTGTCACGATGTGGGGCGGAGAGGTTCACCTTCTCTCTACCCATAATGGTATGCTAAATCCGTTTAATCGACTTATACAAGAAGTTAAGCAGGGACAATACGATTATTCTATCCACAAGACCACATTAGACTTAGCCCTTCAGGAAGGGCTCTATAAACGGATATGTCAGGTCAGCGGAAAAAAATGGACACAGGAAAATCAGGTTTCTTGGCGATCAGAGCTAATGAGGAGATATAGGCCACGGGAGGATGAGGAGCTGTTTTGCATACCCGCCACGAGTGGCGTAGGTTTCGTGATCCAGGATAAAATCGTTGTGGAGGATTTTGTACCTGATCCCGACTTATGGGACGGCCCCTATTTCGGCGCGGATTGGGGATTCTCCCGCGATCCATCTACGATTATCAAGGTATGGATATTTGACGATAATCTTTACGTGGAGAACGAAAATTGGGGTGTAGGAATAGAGATAGATCAGCTTCCTGATTTCTTCGATGAGGTACCCGAATCACGGTACTATGCCATCAGAGCAGATAGCGCACGTCCTGATACCATCTCCTATCTCAACCGAAACGGATTCCAGGTTTTACCATCGGAAAAAGGGCCCGGAAGCATAGAGGATGGAATCACCCATCTGAGAGGGTATAATAGGATTATTATCCATTCCAGATGCCGGCATACTATCGAGGAGGGTAATCTGTGGAGGTATAAGATGGATCGGTTGAGCAATACTCCAACCCGTAAACCTGAGCCAGGATATGACCACTGCTGGGATGCGATACGATACAGCTTGGAACCCATCATGAAATACCGGGACATGGTACGAATCAGCGAAGATGCTTTTTTTGAGATATCACGATGAACTTAGACCAGGATACTCAGCTAAACATAGCCAGAATGCTCGCAGAGGTTATGGAAAAGCCACTCAAAAGTTACCCAATTCAAAAGCCATGGCTGCCATCGGGCGTTGTACCGGATGGCATCACGCCTGCCGTGGCGATGGATAACGCGACCTATTCTCATATGAATTATTTGGATGCGATAGGAGATTTACAGGGTTTTATTGGCTACCCCCATCTATCCCAGCTAGCGATGCGGACGGAATACCGGGCCTTCGCGGAGGCACTCTCGGGGGGAATCACTCGCAAGTGGATTAAGCTGACATCCAGCGAAACATCCGGGGATGAGAGTGGAGAAAAGATAAAAGCCATCGAAAAGGAGTTGAAACGAATCCGGTTGAGAGAAGAGATCAAAAAGGCGTGTGAACTTGATTCGTTATTTGGAAGGTGCCATGTTTATGTTGATATTAAGGGTCAAAATTCTGCTGATACTCTGATTATCGACAAGCGAACCATTCCACAAAGGTCATTAGTTGGGGTAAGGGCTATTGAGCCCATGTGGACAACGCCAATCCAATACAATTCCACCGACCCTACCCTACCCGATTTCTACCGGCCTAAATCCTGGTATGTGCTGGGTAAGGAGATTCACTCTAGCCGGTTTCTTGAGGTATTGACGCGGCCAGTTCCCGATATTCTAAAGGCGGCCTACAATTTCGGCGGAATTTCCTTATCACAGTTATGTGAAGTTTACGTGGAGATATGGCTCAAGACTAAGACGGCAGTGGGGGACCTGGTTAGGAATTACTCGATCATCATCCTGTCCACCAACATGGGGCAGCTATTACTAGGCAAGAATGCGTCCAAGGACAAATTATCCTTAAAACAACGCGCCGATTATTTTAACGTCATGAGGGACAACCAGGGATTGATGGTCCTGGATAAGGAGCGTGAAACCCTGGAACAAATCGCGGTCCCACTTTCTGGGCTATCCGATATTCAGCAACAGGCCCTGGAACATCTTTGCACTGCAAGCCATATCCCCGCCGTGATGTTGACGGGTATTTCTCCCAGTGGGCTGAATGCGTCAAGTGATGGGGAAATCCGCATATGGTACGATTGGATTAATTCGCATCAGGAAGCGCATTATCGAGAGCATATCTCGAAAGTTATTAAGATAGCTCAATTATCTTTGTTCGGAGAAATCGACCCGTCTATCGATTTCGATTTTGTTCCACTCTACCAGATGACCGAATCGGACCAATCCACCATCCGCGCATCGGATGGGCAGACCGCTTGCAATTATATCGACCGTGGCGTGATTGACGCGGGAGAGGAAAGGAAACGCCTCGCCGAAAACCCTGATAGTCCTTATCACGGCCTGGATTTAAGCGTCATGCCGGTGATGCCAGGGGAAGAATTTGGGAACCCACAGGAGGAACAATCCCCTGCCATGGATGCCTGGATAACCGTCAAGCCACACGGGGATGATGAGAAAGGTTCGCATGTTGAAATTGACGAACAGGGAAGAGTTCAAAAAGGAATGGGCGGGAAATTCACAGGTCAGCGCATCAGCGAGATTCATAAAGGCTTCGAAGGTCCTAAAACACCCTCTCAGGCGCACATCGAGGAAGGCAAGAAGGCGGAAATCAAGGATAAGCCTAAAATACCAACAAGGAAGGGGTTAGTAGACTATTCTAACGAGGAATTATCCAATCCAGAAACCTATAAGGATAATCCGGATTTGGAAGCTATTTCAAGAAAAGTAGGAAATGAAAAGTTTGAAAGCCATGCTCAGGGAAAAATGGGGCGAGGAGATTTTAAGAAATCCATACAAGAAGGAAAGTTTCCTGAGTTAGTTAAGGAGCATCTTGATAAGGTTCTTGCTGAAAAGAAGAAAAAAGAAGATGACTTTGCATTATCTCATGTTATTGTCCCAACATTACAATTACCATCTGGATGGGGGTCAGAGGTAAGCGATGATGGAATACATTTCGCTGGTCCTTATAATGAGGATGTTCAAAGCAGATTAAAAAGGCTAGGATCGTATTATGATCCCAAGACTCGGCATTGGATAGCGCCTCATTCATCTAATGTAAAGCTAGAAAAAATGTTTGCTCGTGCCGGAGCGGCTACGGAAAGGAAGAAGGAGGAAAAGGAGAAACAAAAGAGGGAGGAAAGAATAAAATGGGAGGCTGGGGAAGAGGATAGGAAAAGGCAAAGGGAAGAGAATGAGAGAAAATGGGCCGCTGAAGAAACGGCCAAAAAAACTCAGATTGAAAAAGAGAGAATGCAGCGTGCGAAGGAAAGGGAGGATAATCCTCCTGAACCCTCTTACCATCATAGAGTATTACTCCCTAAAGGCGCTAATCCACCGAAAATAGAAGGCATGTCTTACTCAGGAAAAGGAAAATCATTTAGAATAAATGAAGATCATCCTTCTACCGAAGGCTCTCATCTTTTGGGTCATGAAGGCGAAATGGGTGAATACCATTATTACAAGAAAACGCCAACTAATCTAACTTCACAGAAACAGCCATCCCCAGTATCAGAATATGAACCTTCCATTGATCCCTATATGTACCCTGGTGATGACTACGCCTCACAAGCTGGATATGATAAAGAATCAGGGAAACAGCTTATCTATCTTGGTGGAACTAAATGGAAAGCCGTCAATAATGGCGTTGAGAAAATAATAGATAGTCCAAAGACAACGGAATCCATAAGTAAAGGAATACCCAGAAACGTATCTCCTGAAGAGCATAAGGAAAATAGGGATAGAATGAAGTCTATTATGGAAAAATCAAAGTCTAATAATGAAAAGGGAAACACTGAAACCGTTAAAAATACCGGCCTTAGTGAATCCCATGAATCTGTAAAAAGAATTGGGCTTCCAGATTCATGGAAGGGGACTTATGCGGATAATGGTGATCTTATAGTATCAGGTGAATATGATCCTAAAGCAGCAGAAAAGCTAAAATCAATGGGTGGAAAATGGAATCCAGCAGAAAAAACTTGGATAGTTAAAAAAGAATCAATAGAAAAAACAGAGAAGAAAAGGAAAGAACTAGAGGAACGTATAAAAAAATACCAATCTATTTAAAGTAAAATGCCATTAAAATTTATTCGCGCCATACATCCTAACGAAGGGATTAAATCATCCTACGCTAAGGCTTTGCGCATCCTTGTCGATGAGATGGTGGCTAGCCTAGTTCACTGGCTGCGGGCGTCCACTACGGCTCATCCCCCCGAAGTGGCACAGGATCAAGACCCGTCTGCTCCGTCTCAGGAGGTGGCCGGCAGATTAGGAAACCTCTTTGATTCGTGGCGTGAACGGTTCGATGTATCGTCACCTATACTGGCTAAACGATACCTAGAAGCGCAACGCAATGCGACAGATCTATCTTTCAAGGCGGCGTTAAAGGAAGCGGGCTGGTCCGTTGATTTCGAAATGACCAACGCGATGCGGGATGCTATGGAAGCGAAGATTGCCGAGAATGTGGGACTTATCCGCACCATTCCCGAGCAGTATTTCTCGAAGATCGAGGGTCTCGTCATGCGCTCCTATTCCGTGGGGCGCGACTGGGCCACGATGGCGAATGAGATAGAGAAAATAGGCCATTCCACGAGGGAGAGAGCCATCTTCATCGCTCACGATCAGATGAACAAGTGCAACGCGGTGGTTCATCGTGCGCGTCAGTTAGAGATTGGCATAAAAGAAGCGAAGTGGCTGCACAGTCATGGGGGCCGCGTACCAAGGCCGGATCACGTAGCGGCGCATGGTAGAATTTTTGACGTTGAGAAGGGGTGCTTAATATCAGGGGTGTATATATTTCCAGGTGAATTGATTTCGTGCCGGTGCCAAAGCAGATCCATCCTCCCCCCACCCAGCGAAAGATTGAATTTTGGTGCTTGACAACTTATAGTAATTCGTCAATAATTTGACTTATGGAAGCCTTCCCACTCATTGCCCTTGATAGTCAAGAATCCGTCAGGTCATTTGACGCCGATGGGCGGCTTCATGTGGCTAAAACCCACCTCAGCAAAGCCGCTATCAATCCTTATTACGGTCGGGAAATTCCCGGCTATGAGGAACTAGGACTGAAACCAGGCGCGGTTTACAGGATGTTTAGACCCCCCGAAGAACTTGAAAAGGCCGCGCCAACTTTTCAACGCTTGCCTATCCTGTCAAAACACGTTCCGATTTCCTCTGACGCGCTACCCAAGGAATTGATTGTAGGGGCTATTGGAAGCGATACCGCTTTTAACTCACCCTATCTCGATGCCTCGCTTTCTGTTTGGACAGATCCAGCCATCGCGGGGATTGAATCAGGACAGTACAAAGAGCTATCCAGCGCATACCGATATACCCCAGTCATGACATCAGGAAGTTGGGAAGGGAAAGCCTACGATGGAATTATGACGGAAATCAATGGAAACCATCTAGCTTTAGTGGATCGTGGCCGCGCTGGCAGTGATGTAGTGGTGGCTGATGAACAACCTTATTCAATGAAAACAAGAGATTATACAATGTTAATGACTAAAAAGGGCGCTGCCATCCATGCCGCCTTGTGCGGGATGTCGAAAACTCTCGCGATGGATGCTGGCTTGGGTGCCATTACCGCCAATGCGGGAGGAAAGGGCTGGAAGAAAGGAGAGGCCGCCAGGGCTATCCTTGCGCTTGACGCGGACGTTAGCCCGGAAACCCTGGACAAATTGCTCGATGCGGTGATTGGGATTGATGACAATGAACCGAAAAGCGGAGAAGAGCTGCCACCCGTAGCTACCGACGAACCTCCGGCCGCCATGGAAGAGAAAAAGCCTATGGGGAAGAAAGAACAAGCCTCATCCTTACTAAAGGGAAAAATTCCCGATGAATTGCACGACGCCATTCTGAAACTGTTTGAAGAGGATAAGCCATCTATGGAAAAACATGCAATGGATCGAGCTATTCGTTCAGCGATTGAATCGCATAAAGCCGAGATCAACTTAGCGAACTCCGCCGCCAGGGATGTGCGAGGAACGATAGGAGAGGTAGATATTACCCTAAAGGCCGATGAGATTTACGGAATGGCGCTAGATCATATTGGTGTCGATCATACCGATGTTGTGGGTGCTTCTGCTCTTCGTACTTTGTATCGAGCGGTAACATCTGCCGCTATCCCTACCTCACAACCTAAAGGAAATCCAGCAGAACTCTATAAGCGGTTTCCTGACCTTGCTAAACTCAGGAGACGTTAAACATGAGCGGATTTCAAGCAGCGGTTAATCTTTACAACCCGCCCGCCGTAGCGGGTGATTTCGCGACCAACAACCCTCGCCGGTTTTATCCCACCACGGGCGATGCGCTGGTAACGGGATCTAGTGGCGCTACGGTAGCCAGATTCGGATGGGTAACCAGTGGCGCTACCGTAGACAATACCGGGTCTGGTGTTCCCGATGGGATCATTCCACGTAGCCAAGGCGAGGCGTTGATCACCACCTATCTAGGGGAATCGAGCAATCTGATTCCAGCGGGATTCGCTGTTGATCTAGCTCAATCAGGTGATCTTTGGATGACGGCCACCGTAGCCGGGGCCACCGTAGGACAAAAAGCCTTCGCGAAACTATCAGATGGAACTATGCAACCCGCTAATGCAGGAGCCACCGTAAGCGGATTCATAGAGACCGCTTTTACCATCCGTTCCGCCTGTGATACCGGCGAACTCTGCATTATTTCGCTATAGGAATTAATTCAATGCAATATGAACTAAAAGAATTAGCTGAACGCGCTGGTATTACGTTTCCACCAGATGTGCGAGGAATTACTTCGGAGGGATTCGGAATGGATGCGCAGATTTCGACCATTACTACTCCGAATAGCGGTATCCCGACATTTCTCACTACCTGGGTATCCCCCCGCGTTATTGAGGTGGCCACCGCCAGGATGGCGGCCGCCGAGATTGTCGGATCGGAAGTGATTCAAGGGGATTGGACGGATTCCAGTTTAGAGTTCCCCTTGGTCGAATCCACCGGAAAGACGGCGGCCTATGGTGACAAAAACACCAATGGGCGGGTAGGAGTTAACATCGCTTGGCCTGGCCGCCAGACGTTTAGCACTCAGGTAATGAGTGAGTGGGGAGTTCGTGAGCTGGATCGAGCGGGTAAAGGTAAGATTGATCTAGCCAATCGAATATCGATTGCCTCCACCTCAACCCTGGCGCAGTGGCTCAACAAAAGCTATTTCTACGGCATCTCGGGGTTGAAGATCCGCGGCCTGTTGAATGACTCGGATTTGCCTAACGCTATTGTCCCATTGGATAAAGGTTCTGACGATAAGTGGACGGCCGCCACCGCACAGCAAATTTTCGATGATGTCATGGCGCTTTACGCCGATCTCACCACTCGGAATAAAGGCATTATCAATATGGATTCGGAGTTTACTTTGGCGTTATCCAATACCCGTGAGCCGCAACTGGGGAAAACATCGGCCTACATGAACTTCAGCGTGAAGGACACCCTACAAAGGACCTTCAAAAACCTCACGATTGTTACCGCGCCACAATACACAACGGATTCCGGAGAGCTGCTCCAGTTGATTGCAAAAAATGTCAACGGCGAGCCAACGGCGGAATGTGTCTTTACCCATAAGCGGCGTGCTTTCCCTATCGTTAATTTTGGAACATGGTTTGAACAAAAGCTAAGTAGCGGAACTGCTGGAACCGTTATTTATCATCCGACCTATATTTCTTCCATGCTAGGTATTTAAGTAATGTCTTCCACCATTATTGTTGGTTGCCGTCTTCCATTCGGTATACGCATTAGATTGCATGAAAAGGAAGTTACTCTCAATGGCGCGAATAAATCAATAGTTATAGGTGGGGATTGCGGATACACCGAGATAGAAAAAGAGTTTTGGGATACGTGGATTATCCGCCATTCTACGAATCAAATCATTACCTCTGGTGCTGTTTTTGCCTCTGAAAAGCCAAAAGATGTTAAGGTCATAGCCAAGGAACATAGAGGTCGTAAAACCGGATTCGAACCTCTTCCGCAGGATGAAACCGACGCCGCAGCGTAAATGAACGAGCTTTAATGGCCGATGTCACTTTTGATTTTCTCTCTTTTACTACTCGTTATCCTGAATTCGTAGGAATAGCGCAAGACACGCTTGCCTCGTTATTCGACGAGGCGAGTAATCTCTACCTGGATAATACGGACAATAGCATCGTCCAGGATGAGAGCCGCAGACAATATCTCCTATATCTTCTCACCGCCCATCTGGCCGCTCTGAGCGGTCTAGTTACCAAAGACGGACAACCCCGTGCCGTAGGACGCATCAGCAGCGCCACCCAGGGGAGCGTCACCGTAGCGATGGAATACCTACCTCCCGGCAGCCAATCTTGGTATGTTCAAACTCAATACGGTGCCTCTTATTGGGAGGCCACTAGCGCCCTGCGCGGTTTTGAATACATTCCAGCATCATGGCAACCCTATTGAAGAATGCCGAGAAGGCAATACAGGGGATCAAGGAGAACAAATGCGAAGTGGGTTTTATGGAACGCGCCACCTATCCCGATGGGCTGCCCGTGGCCGCCGTGGCGTTTTGGAACGAATACGGCACAACGCATAAGATTGAAGAGCATGAACAGACCATCTATCGGTCATTGAATAAATCAGGAGGATTTAATAAGAAGGGGAAATTCGTCAAGAAGTCTAAATCGAATTACGCTACGACACATAAAGTAGGCTCTTATTCTTTCTCAATACCTCCCAGGCCTTTCTTTAGAAATGCCATATCTCATAATAAAGATAAATGGATGAAGCAATTAAGGGATGACATCGCTTCAAGTCTTGATTCAAAGAAGGCATTAACTGCTGTTGGTTTGTTGATTCGTGATGACATTATCGAAAGCATTATAGAGTTTAAGATCCCTGAAAACGCGCCAAGCACTGTTAGACAAAAAGGGTTTAATAAACCACTGATTGGAAAGAAGCCCCAGATGGTAAATTCCGTTACGTTTACGGTGTCCTGATGGATTTGCAATTACTAACTAATTCCGCTATCTCCACTACGGTGTCACCTAACGTTAGGGTGACTTTTTATAGCTCAAAAGGGTATGTTATTGGAGAAGGACGCGCGCAAATACCGATCTATGCTGATCCGGTGACTCTTCCGGCAAATATTCAGGCGCTCGATGGAGCGGAATTGCAGCATATTGACGGATTAAATATACAGGGCGTACTACGTGCCATCTATCTGAAAATAGAAGCACTTGGAACAGTAAGGCCAAAAGAAATAGGAGGGGACAAATTGGTTATTGGAACAGAAACATGGATTATTGTAAAGATTTTGGAAACCTGGCCACTATGGACGAAAGCGGTGATTGTGCTTCAAGAGAATGAATGAATGCCAAGAATAGTCAATGATTTTAAGATTGGGGCTACCTTTATCCTATACGGGAAGCTAGAAGATTCTAATAGCGTATTCGATAGCTCGGGATATTCAATAGCCTGTCAAATTAATGATTCAGCAGGAAACAAAATTGATACGCTCACCGCCGAGTTTATTACTCCAACGCCTGAAGGCTATAATTTTCTGATTTCAAAACTCGCTTCGTATACCAAGCTATGGCCTCCTGGCGCGGCGGTTTATGATATCAAGATCACTGCACCAAATGGTATCGTGGATTACACCGTAACGGAAAATATTAACTTAATTGTAAATGTGACGCCATAATGCTAAATATTACTCTTGAGGTTGATCCCCCTCTAGCTATTAAGGTGGCCTATCCAGGGCCTCAAGGCGTCCCTGGGCCGAAAGGTGATGCTGGAATTCAGGGACTAAAGGGAGACTCTGGGGAACAGGGCCCTAAAGGTGAACCCGGGCCAGGACTTCCAGCGGGAGGAACTACCGGACAGATACCCTATAAGATCAGCAGCACGGATTACGAGGTAGGATGGGAGGATGCGCCTTCTGGCGGCGGCGGTGGAAGCGGAGATATGCTTAAGTCCACCTACGACACCAATAATGATGGCGTGGTGGATGACTCCGATAAGCTGCATAGCCAGTCATCCGATTATTATCTGGACGTAGACCACCACACGGATGGCACCGTCAATAAAGTCTACACTGTCGCTGAACAAACTAAACTGGCGGGGATAGCCGAGGGCGCTGAAGTCAACGTTAATGCGGATTGGAACGCCAGTAGCGGGGATGCGCAAATACTGAACAAGCCCAGTATCCCCGCCGCGCAGGTTAACAGCGATTGGAGCGCGATAAGTGGGGTGGCGCAAATACTTAACAAGCCATCTCTAGCTACTGTGGCGACATCTGGGAGCTATGCGGATTTATCCAGCAGGCCCGCCATACCCTCCGCTTTGTCCGACCTATACAGCGACGCCACGCACCGGATTGTCACCGATGCGGAAAAGAGCGCATGGAACGGCAAGCAGGACGCATTGGGATTTACCGCCGTCCCCAACACCCGCCATGTGGCGGGCCATGCGCTATCAGCAGATGTCACGATCACCGCTTCCGACGTGGGGGCCGTGGCCGCCAATACCGCGATTACCGGGGCCACTAAGACCAAGATCACCTACGATTCCAAGGGGTTGGTCACATCCGGTTCGAATGCTACCACGTCTGATATAGATGACAGCGCCGATAAACGCTATTGCACAGATGCGCAGAAAACCGTTATAGGTAATACCAGCGGGACGAATACCGGAGATAATGCTACTAATAGTCAATACAGCGGATTGTCATCTTCTAAACAGGATGCGCTGGTATCTGGCACGAATATAAAAACCATCAATTCAAATTCATTGTTAGGTAGTGGTGATCTGGTTATTTCAGGGGGAGGGGGTTCTTCCGTTACGACGACAAAACTCATTTCTCCTCAAGCGACCATTGACATTCCCCTGTCATTTAATCAAATAAAGATATACTTCAACGACTTGGTTCAGTCGTCCGGGAACGTCCAGCTTCTTGTCAGGTTTCGTAGGGCGAGCGATGGAGTTTGGCTGACTGGAAATATCTATAACCATTCAATGGCCTGGGAAATCGCTTCTAATGGGTATGTTAATTACAAGGCATCCCCCTATAATGCCTTTCAGATTAGCAAATACTCAGGACCCTATAATTTCTCGGACGGCGTTCTGGATATTATCAATCATAACACTACTAATAATACTGTCATTAGCGCGTTATGTAATGAATTCGAGACGTTGGGAGGGTCAGGATACTTATGTATGACTCATGGCTATATAACGGATAACGTCATCCATGATATGGTAAGATTGTTCTGGGATTCTGGCGTTAATTTTCAGGCAGGTGCTCAATACACAGTGGTGGGGGTTAATTAATGGATATTCAATACGTTTTTAATCTTAATGCCTTATAAGCCATCCATTACCGTTAATAGTATTATAGATGCGCTTTATGGGTTCTTGCGCCTTTTTGAGGCAGGCGCGGAAATAGTGCAAAGCCAGCAAAACCGCGTACCCATGCCGAAAAGTCCTGTATTTGTTTTGACTCCCATTAATCAGAGTAATATAGAGACCCCCAGTGTGGTAGTGGAGGACAGAGACGCCATCATCACCACACCTACCCGAATTACCATTCAAGTGGATATCTTTGGAGAGTATTCGGTGGACCTCTGCACGGCTATTATCGCGGTGATTCGATCTGGTGTATCAGACACTTATTTTCAGAATGGAATGGCGATTCTTCATTGCGATGACGGTATGCAGTCCCAATTCATAACGGGTGAACAGCAATTTGAGCAACGATGGATATTGCAAATTGTTATGCAATTTAATCCCGGCGTTGTCATGCCACTCACGACGGCGAATAAACTCTCCATTCATTCTATTGAAGGTGTACTTTGAACCGGGTTGACCTTAATATTCTCACTCATCAAGGGGTTAATCCGGATTGGCTCCTCAAGGCCGTGGAGAGCGTGAAAGGTCATCCAGTTAATCTTCTGGTCTGGGAAAATCAGGGCAACATCGCTGAAGGCAGGATTAACGCCATTCGTCAAGGGTCTGCGGAGTTTATCTGCTGGGTGGATTCTGATGATTGGCTCTATCCGGGTGCCGTTCAGGCGTGTATTGATGCCCTGGATGCCCACCCGTTAGCGGTCGCCGCCTACACCGACTGCATTCTTGTTGACGAGGCTGGGGTATATCTACGGGACGGGCCGAATGAGGCTGGCCCCTGGAACCTCCGGCACATGCCCTGGTGGGGAGGCTATGCCGAGCATTTGTGTGTGATGCGCCGGTCGGTGATTGAACCTCTGCTCGAAGAGATAAGACCATTTTACCATGGTGATTGTCATCTGCTACGTGGCCTGGCCGCAGCTCAGGGTGATTTTATCCACGTCCCTATGGTGGGCTATGCCTATCGCCAACATCCCGCTAATAGCGCCAAACAGTTCGATGTCGCTATGCTCATGCGTGCCAACGCCAGGAATTATGATGCCTTACGCGGCGCGGGACGGTTGCCTATCCATCGTATCGACTGCCATGTACTTTATTGTCATGAGCCAAAAAATTGGCTAGAGGGTGCGCTGCGGTCGCTGGAGAATGAGCCGGTTAACGTCCATCTGTGTCCCGGTATCGCGGGTCATGTCGGGTTGGCTCGTTCCAATGCTTTCAAGCAGGGAAGTGCTGAGTATGTATCCTTTGTCGATGGGGATGACGAGGTAATGCCGGGGGCTTTCGATGCGGCACTGGCGGTGCTGGATGCTCACCCCGAGGTGGTTTCTACCTACTGCGACATACAACTGATTGGAGCGCCAGACGGAGAGGGGTATATCAAGAACGAGTGGAATCCCGTCAAACAGTTGACGCATAGCGCGGAAGTCCACCATCTACACGTTATGCGCAGGGGTGCGGTAGAGAAATGCCTCGTTGAGTTAGCTAAGTGGAAAGGTTTCGAGGAATATCTACTGATGGGTCTATTGTGCCAATATGGAAAACATTACCACATACCAACCCAGCAATACCGATTCCGGCAGCACGCGCAATACCCACGGGCAGGCGCGATTGGTGGTCAGTCATTGCGTAAACAGGCGGTATTAAAAGTGGCTCCTATATTATTGAGATTATCCCATGAGATTTAAGGTCGGCGGACAATATATTCCTGATTCCTTTAACAATACGGATACGGTCTATTTATCCGATCCGATCCGGATATTGGCCTATTTGACCCTTGATTCTAACCCAGTTTTTACGCTAGATGACTTCATCTTTTCATGGGCTCCCGGTTCGCCTGGGGGAGCAGGCCCAGACATTTCTTTGGGATCTTTTGATTTTTACGTGGGCCCGGTATTAATTACTCAGAGCGCTATTGTTGTCGCGAATGGCGCGGACACTGTTCCAGGGATTCTGACCATCACCACTGCGTTCCCTGGCGGTGGCGAAAACATTACCATGTACCTCATTCTCCTAGCTAACGAGGGATCGTATTATGTCCAGGCTCCCCCTTTCATCGATCCTCCCATCGATTCCCCTTATTCAGAGGCAAATAGAGTGTTACCCCGTATTCCCGTTTCGGAACTTGTACAGATCAATTCTAACGTCATCGACTCGGGAGGCAATCCTGTTTCCCTCAATGGCGTATTTCTCACGAAAAACGCTTATGTCCCATCAGGGACGGTACTCCCCTTTAGTTTTGCCTCGGATGTAGCCTCCTTCTTTGGGCCTGCATCCGAGGAAGCCGTGGTGGCTCAAAAGTATTTCGCTGGAGATGACAATAGCCAGACCAAACCGGGAACGATATTTTTTGCCCCCTATTCGGATTCCTCTCGCTCAGGATGGTTACAAAGCGCCAGCATGGCGGATGTCACGCTGACCCAATACCGGGATTTAACGGGTACCCTAACCATCACGGTGGACGGAACGCCAATGACCTCCTCCTCGCTGAACTTCCTTGGCGTGACCAGTCAAAGCGATGTCGCAGCGCTCATCCAGTCGGGATTTACGGGTGGGCCAACCGTGGCCTGGGATGCGATTCGTTTGGTGTTCCGCCTAACCAGCCCCACAACCGGAATTAGTTCCTCAATTAGTTTTGCATCGGGTTCCCTGGCTTCCTCTCTGCGCTTAATGGCGGCGACCGGCGCCACGGTATCTCAGGGAGTGGCTATCGATACTCCCTCTTCGGCGTGCGACAACATCCTTGCCAATATCTTGTCATGGATTTCGTTTACCACGATGTGGGAGCCTATTCTCACGGACAAGATCCTCTTCGCCTATTGGGCCAATGCACAGGCCAAGCAGTACGTCTACATCGCCTGGGATACGGATAATCCCGCTACGGTGGCGGATTCGGGGGCGTCCTTTGGGGCGATCATGCAGGTTGAAAAGCTGAACGGCGTCTGTTGCATCAGCGGCGACTCGATGGATTGCGTAGCTCAAGGGACCACCTTGGATGTCGCGGCTCGAAACGTGGCTGCCTTCGTTATGGGAGCAGGCGCGTCAATTGATTATAACCGCCTTGGTGGCCGCATCACCTTCAAATTCAAACATCAATCCGGTCTTATCCCAACCTGCTTGGATAAGCAGATTAGTCGAAATTTAAGCGCTAATGGGTATTCATTTTATGGTGATTATGCCATGAATAGTAATGACTTCCTCCTATTCTGCGACGGAAGGATGCCGGGAGATCAGAAATGGCTAGATAACTTCTATGATGATGTTTGGCTTGCTGGACAGATGCAAGTTGCGCTAATGACTCTGTTGATGGGTATTAACCGTGTATCCTATAATGAAGCGGGACGTGCTCAAATTAGAGGCTCCTTATCCGATCCCATCAACCAGGCACTAAACGCTGGTGTCATTGATCGTGGGATTATGCCATCCAATACCCAGAAAGTTCTCATCATGGCGCTAGTTGGAAAGGATATTTCGAATGAACTTTACACCAATGGCTATTATCTGCAAATCCTTGACCCTGGCGCTCAGGCACGAGGTAATCGCCAGACGCCCATTATCAATTTCTTTTACATGAATGGCGAGGCGGTTCAAAAAATCGTCATTCCGGCTTATGACGTGCTTTAAGGAATAAGACAATGTCTATTAGAAACACCTCTATTTCATCCGCTAATAAGGTCCTGAATCTGTGGGATGGGGATTTATTCCCCATCCCCGTAGAACAGTTTGGATTCGAAACGGATAAAATGTTCTCATTTGACGCCATTGACCTATCGGAAACGCGCATAGGCGCGGACGGGAGAATGGTGGGAGGCCGCGTTTATTCCATTGTTCCCATGACGCTCACTTATCAGCCGGATAGCCCAAGCCTGGATTTTATCAACGCCATCGTGCAGGGAATGCTTACCGTCAGTGATATTATCTGGCTGAGTGGGACGCTGGTTTATCCATCTATTAACAAGGCGTACAGCCTTAATAATGGAATTATTAAGAACGCTAACATCATACCGGATGCGCTAAAAACTCTGGCTCCCATTAATGTATCCATCCATTGGGAAAGCGTAACCCCGGCGGTGTTATGAGAAAGACTAAAGTAATCACTATCGAGGATGAGGGACGCGATAAGGGAAAATCGTATCTCATCACAGAAATGCCACTCTTCCAGGGGGAAGAATGGGCTTTGCGAGTTATCATGGAAGTGGCTCGCGCTATGCAAACTCTCCCTGCCGGATTCGACGGAACCCGAGAGTGGTTTCAACTCTACGGAATGGAATGGCTGGCGTCCAGCGGTATTAAGGTATTCGGTAATTTGGAATGGATAACTACTCGTCAATTAATGCAAGAATTAATAGATTGCATTGAATACTTGCCTAATAAAAACGATATGCGCGTCAAGCACAAGGAGATTTACAGCGTAACAGAGGAAATACCCACCATGCTGCGCCTAAAGTGGGAGGTCATCAATCTACACTTCGATTTTTTTATACCAGGCGGCCCCTGAATTTGGGTTATATCCCCAGCACGGATACCCGCCAATATGCCATGTATAGCAATATCCCCATGATCGTAGGCCAGCTATTATCCAAAAAGATGGCGACCTGGAATGAAATGGAAACGGTAATCGGCGTCGAAGATGGTTATAGGATGCTAGAAATAGCCATTGTGGACAATTACAACCACCTATTATCCAATCAACCGCTATGAGTAAGAACGTCGTTGACAAAATGACCGTAGAGGTTAGTTTAGATAAAACTAATCTTGATAATGGCCTGAAAGAAGCGGACAAAGGAGCGGTTGAATTTCAAAAGAAGTTCAAGGAGGCTGGACACGTTGGAAAAGAAGCCCTGCAAGGGATGGAATCCGGCCTCAAGAATTTCCTGTGGGTGCTCGGAACAGCGGCAGTAGTCAAGAAGTTCGGCGATGATGTCTTTGGGGCCAGCTCAAACATCTATCGGATGTCGCAAAACCTCAACACGACATCCCACGATTTATTGACGGCAGGGGGGGCGCTAGAAAGATTCGGAGGGAAAACGGAGGATATCATAGGAATTTATAAGCGGTTTAGGGATGAAATGAATCAATACCATTTTAGCGGAAACATGTCTGAAGGATTCATGCAGGGAATGCTAGGACTTAATATATCTTTTGACCAGTTGGAAGGGATCAAGAGCGCTATTGAACTACTTCGTCTTTTGAATAATGCGGTAAACCGTTCTAGCCTGGGTAAATCCGAAAAGGTTTTCCTTCTGGAAAAATTCGGATTGACGCAGGAAGCCATTAATATGGTCATGCAGACAAGAACGGAATTTGAAAATCTCATTAAAACGGAAGACAACCTAACAAAAACACATGGAAAACTTTCAGAAAGCCTTATAAGGTTACAACAAGATTTTACAAGTTTTGCACAATATCTAAGCAGTAAATTTTATGGCGCAATAGATGACTTACAGACAAAATGGGATACTTTTCATCCAGAAGTATGGAGAGAAAGATTTAAGTCTATTGGTCTATTTCCAGATAAAACACAATATGAGATAAATCAAGAAAAACAAGACAAATTACGTGATAAACATTTAAGGAGAGAGATTCATCAATTAGAAAAAGAACAATACCAAAAAATTTGGAGATGGTTAGGATTTTGGGATGATAAAGAAAAACCACCTTCTCCCATCTTATCAACTCCATCAGAAAAATCACCTCATCCGCCATCCGTCTCAGACCAAAGAATGCCAGGGGAAAACCGGGCACAATGGTATAGCAGACTGAAAGCGAGATATTCTCCCATGGTAGACGCCACGGCGGATAAATATGGCATACCACGGGATGTATTTCAGCGCCTGGTTAAACAGGAATCGGGCTATTACCCCGGTGCGGTATCCAGAGCTGGCGCGATAGGACTTACTCAAGTCATGCCTAAAACTGGTGCGGGGATGGGTTACATGTCCTCTGACCTCTATGACCCTCATAAAAATCTGGACGCTGGAGGACGCTATTTTAAGCAGATGATGACCCGGTATCATGGGGATATTACCTTGGCGGAAGCGGCCTATAATGCGGGCCCTGGTGCGGTAGATAGGGCTCACGGCGTACCGCATATTGCCGAGACTCAGGACTACGTGAGACGGCTTGCACCTATACCGTCTCACTCATCCAGTTCGAAAAACGTCAATGTCGAAACCCATGTGGGAGATGTCCACGTTCATACCCAGGCGCAAGATCTTGACACCACCATTACGGATATGCGCCAATCGATGGAATCTCTATTCGGATCGGCGGCGGCGTCTGGGCTATTCTGATGGCTCTTGGACAAGCGGGCTTATCGGTACTAGAGTCATCTTTGTGGCAATACCTGACGGGCTTGTTTGCGGGGCAGTGGGGAATTTATGATGGAGGTGGTTCCCCGCTGGTGGGATCGGATACGCCGGGGTTTACGGGCATTCTGTTGAGTGCTCTAGGATTCAAGCAACCCGTGGTAAGCACCATGGAATTCGATTACCGAAAGGAAATGCGATCCTCCGATTTTCCTGTGGAGCGGGGTCAGTTCGCCAGCTACAACAAAGTGGAGTTACCCGGAAGGCCCATGGTGACGATGGCGATTAGCGGGAGCGAGAGTGATAGGAGCCAATTCCTGTCCGCAATAGATTTCGCCACCAAAAGCACTGAGCTGTATTCCGTAGTCACGCCCACTGTGACTTATTACAATCACAGCCTGGACAGATACGCTTATCGACGGTCATCAGATGGCGGTGCCACGTTGCTCACCGTGGAGATCTATTTGACGGAGATTAGGCAGGTATCCAGCCAGTACAGCCAGATCAACGCGCCACGGAATCCCGCCGCCACACCTCCCCAGAATAGCGGTAATGTACAGGCGACACCGACGAAATGAAATACACCATCCCCCTTCTTCCCGTACCCTCTCAGGTAGTATCGACTACGATCCGCCAGCAGAATATCATTCTAAGCGTGTATTTGCGAAACGGTTGGCTATTCTCCAACGTGAATATCAATGGCTCGGACGTGGCCTTAGGGACATTAGTTCATGACCGGGTTCCGATCATCAAGAAGACCTATCTTCCCATCCTCGGAAACGTGTCTATCGTGGATCAAAACGGAACGGACGATCCCGTCTATACGGGTCTTGGTTCCCGATTCGTAGCGACGTTTGACGATGGCCTCGTTTGACTTCAAGAAGGGACTGAAGTTTGAGATTGTCCTGGGTACTGGGGGCTTTACAGCGGGCGGGAATAAAATCACCATCCAGGGCTTGCGATCTATCATCCACATCGAGAACGCCGGGGGGCAGCAGTTAGGCACCTGCCGGGCGACCATCTATGGCGTGTCACAAAGTGACATGAATTCCATCACTACCCTGGCTTGGGACCCCCAACGCCTGGGATTAGAACATGCACAACCCAATACTATCACCATTCATGCTATCGATGGAGATAAGGATTCAATTGTATTCTTCGGGAATATCATAAACGCCTGGGGGGATTACTCCGGGATGCCGGAGGTGTACCTCAATATCCAGGCCAGCGTGACTTATCAGCAACAGATGGCCCCGATTACCCCAAGGCTCTATAAAGCTCCCGTCAATGTAGCCTCTGTTCTTAGCGAATTAGCATCCGCTATGAACATGACTCCTGAAAACAATGGGGTTGATATAACGTTGGGACAACAATACCTACATGGCACCAACATGGACCAGGTTTACCAGATACGCGATGCCGCAAGAATAGACATCTACTACGATTACAATACCTTGTTATTCTGCCCAAAAGGCCAGGCACGGAATAAACCTTCGGTGATGATTTCCGCTCAAACCGGCATGGTAGGATACCCGACGTTTGATTCATCAAGAATTAACGTCATCACCCTATTTCGGCCTGATGTTTTGCCTGGCATCCCCATCCAGGTCATCAGCGACATTCCCCGAGCCGCGGGGAAGTGGACCGCAAATATATTGACGCATGATCTCTCATCAGAGATGCCAGGCGGAAAATGGTACACGCGGATTATCGGAATGAAGGTCCTTCAATGAATGATTTCTTCCAAAACGTGCAGGATGTCGCCATCGCGGGGTTGTACAACAATGTCCACTACGCCATTCTAAAGGCGCTACAGAAAGTCCAGACCTTCACCGTGGTTCAGGTAATGGCCTGCTCGAACGAGGGCGGCCTATCCCCCGTGGGTACCGTGGATATCCTCCCCCTTGTCAACCAAGTCGACGCAGCGGGTAATTCGGTACCACATATCACCATCCCAGAAATACCCTACTGCCGGGTACAGGGAGGCCAAAACGCCATCATCCTGGACCCCGCCGTGGGAGACCT